AGGACATATCAAATACATTAGCTACTGATCTTGCGGCCCATATCTGTGGTAAAATATTAGTTTCTTTTTCAATGGCTCTTAAGATTTCTTGTTCTTCAGCCATCAGTTCTTTCTTCATGAGATGAGCTCGTTCTGCATCGACTCTGACTCCTTTGAATCTCATGTCAACCAGGCACGGAAACAGATCTGTTTCTAAATCAAAAATGTCTTCTAGGTCCTGATGAATAATTTCTTTTTTAAGTTCTTGCCATAACCCTAACGTTATTTCAGCATCCCTCTCTGCGTAAGAACCTGCGTGCATGGCAGGTAGCTTATACATTTCTGCTTTAGGATCGATGCCCCATTCTTCTGCAGCTTCAGCTAAAGCTCTTTCGTTCTTTCCATAACCTAAATAATGCCAGGATAAACTATTAAGATCATATCTAAATCTATTCTCATCGGTAATTGCTGCCGCGATCATGGTACAAACAATGTCACCATTAATTTTAAATCCAGCTGCTCTCAACCAACACACGTCGTAAATTGCATTGTGAAAAATTTTTGTGGATGGTGCTTCTAAAATATCTTTAAGCCAAGAGAAAACTTGTTTCTTATCCATGTTTCCCCCACCTTCATGAGCAATTGGAAAATATCCTTTATAGAATGAAGTGGCTACTGCAACTCCAATGATTTCTCCATTACCAATTACTGAACCAGATCCTTTCTTAAGAAGATCAGGATCTTTTGTTTCTAAGTCTATTGCTATTTCGTCGACTTGTCTTAAGTCTGGAAACTCTGTTGGTTTAACCCATTCAGTTTGTGCTTCAAATTTAGGGATTCTCATTTCTTTAAGATCCCCCATGAGTTGGATTTCTCTTCGGGATTTAAATCTTTGTAATCTCTTTCAATAATCATTTCACAATAATGTATTGCCTTCAATATATCCTGCTTTCCATCTTTATACGGGTGCCTACATATATACTTTATTATGTTTCCTTCTGCAAATAACATTTTATTTTCATGCACAAATTCACTAGGCTGAATTTTCATTTTCTTGTAGTGGGCCCCACCGATCTGCTTAATGTACACTTTCGATGTCATATCCATTACTCTCCTTTCGTGCAGCCAATATATAAAGGTTCTGTTTTGTTCTTGTTACTCCTACATACCATATTCTGTTTTCTTCATCGCTTTTATCAGGGGATCTTTCAATGGCTTCTCTAATATTTTTGGTATTATCTAAAATTAATAATACATTTTCAGCCTCTCCTCCTTTAGCAGAATGAATGGTGGATAGAATAACCCTAGCCGGTTGACTTAATTCTTCCCCCTGACTTAACATATTTCTAATATATAAACTGTCATCAGGTTCGGTTTCAAATACATCAAACCATCGTTTCGTATGACTATATCCAAATTCTCTCAGGTCATACATACGTTCCTCTGTTTGGGTAAAGTCTTTACCCAGGTATTCAAATAGATCTCTGCATTCTGTGATCGATAGTTTTTCTCCTTTAGTCCATCGTGTATAATTTTGAATGGCATTATAAAGTCTTGTCTTATAACTTTTACGTCCTTTGTATTCGAAATAAATCCCCATATCTCTAAGTGAGGATTTAAGTTTTATTAATCTGTCATTATACCTAGCGAGCACTAACCATTTTCCTTTATGTAATGGAACATCTTCAACTGAAGTACCAAAATATATATCTCCTTCTTCGTCTCTTGCTTCCCATTCTTTTTTAATTCTTCTCTCATCTGGTATTCTATCTAAAATATTGTCAGCAATGTGTTGAATTGTTCTTGGTACTCTATAAGATTGTGGCAAAACAATTTCTTTTGCGGGTTCATCTTGAAATCTTTTAACGTCTGCACCAGCCCATGCATAAATGGCTTGATCATCATCACCCGCTAATATCATATGTTTTGTGTTCTTTTTTAACTCTTCGAACATCTTCCATTGAATAGGTGATAAATCTTGGGCCTCATCAATAAAAACTACGTCAAATTTTGGACACAATTCTGCCTTATTAAATTTATGTATCATGTCGGTAAAATCTTTCAACTGAAAGGCATCTTTATAGTTGTTTATTTCATCTTCTAAAATAGGAATTAAATTTTTGTCGAGCTCACTAGAATACATGTCGCTATTATATTCTTCTTCACTAGTAATTCCCTTAATTCTTGCGGCATTAATTAAATTAAAATATTCACTATCTGAATCTACAAACCCTGTTCGTTCTTGACCATCGCTATAAACTGTAACTTCTATTCCTAATTTTTTTCCTATGTCTTCGTAGTGTTCATCTTGCATAACTTCACTTTTTTTCATACCTAATCTTTCAAAAGCTAAAGAGTGTAAAGTTTGAAAACGTTTTAAATGCTTGTAAGATAGGTCAGGATAACTGTCCAACATTCTATTTTTTGCTTCATTTGCAGCCTTTTTAGTGAAGGCAAAATACCCTATTTTCTCTAGAGGAGTTCCCAGTTTTAAAAATGTTTTTACATATTTTAATAGTCTAGTTGTTTTCCCTGTTCCCGGAGGCCCGAGTATTTTTCTCATCATATGATATCCTTTTGGTGCTCGAGTCGAGTGTGATAGATCGGCACGTTTTCAAATTCTTTAATAGAAATTTTAACTATATTTTTAGTTGGTGTGTTATATTTACCTTTAGTTTTACTAGGGAATCTTTTTGATTGCATAAATTCTATGTCACAATTTTCATAAGTTTTCATCATCATGTTTCCAGTTTTATCCTCACTGTATTTCCAATTCTTAGATTTTAATTTGTCATAAAATTTATCAAATTTAAAATAGGCATAGCCTTCTTCAATTAAAACAGTTCCTGATTTAAAGCTGGCATCATTCGTAGCTTTCGCTCCATTTATTTTAGCGTGAAGAACATCGTGTAATTTTTCTTTAGGAGTGGTTCCAATAGGAGGGGAAACTACTTTCTGTGTTCTCCATAATGCATCGAGAACCGTTTGATCTTCATCTCCTTTAATAATAGGGGGAGCAAATCCTGCTGCTTTCGATATAGCATTTCTTCTTTTACGTTGATCATTAACATGTTCTACACTTCTACAATGAACTGTAGCGGTGCTAATACCATCCGATTTAATTACATCAAATTCAAATTCTGGTTCTGGTTCTAGATCTATTTTCTTTAAATTAGTTAATTCAGGATACGTTCCCTTTGAGCCTGCTAAAACTCCAAATCTTTTTTTAACACATATTCCTTTTTTACAATGATCGCTAATCGGACTCTGGGTACAGGTATATCCTTTTAATGATCTTGCCCATGATCTTACTTTCGCATTTAATAATTTATCATCCCATGCGTTGGCATGTTGTTCGGCAAAATATTTTACGGGTGCATTCTTAACTTTCTGTTTCCAGGTATCTTCATATTTCATCTTCACAAAGACATGGTAATTATACATAAACCTATCTTTGCCATCAAAAGTTGGATCTTTCATGATAGTCGAAAGCTTGGCTAAACAAGGAGGACCATCTTTAAAATCATCATCGGCTCCTTCATAGATTTGTCTATCAATTCCTTCAGTAATATTATCTAAACTTTCTTTTTCAACTAAGTTAGCTTCTGCTACTTCAATAAACTGTTCAAAAGTAAATGGGGTTCCATCTATGTTTAATGCTTTACGTTCTGTTTTTTTATAATAAGGAAGATTAATAAATTGTCCCGGTCTTAATTCACCAGTCTCTGTGTCCTTGGTTAACTGTGTTTGCTTTGGAAAAATTTCGTTATCGGGTTTTAATTTAAAAAGGGGAAGAAGATTACTTAAAAAAGAGACTAAAAGAGTTGCGGATATAAAATCCTTCATAAAAATAAAGAGATGTAGTCCTCCGCTTTTAGATTCAATGGGGATTAAAGGTAGTTTAAATTCTTGAATTTTGTCTATAAAAAATTTCTTATCATAGTTTACATAATTTTTTGGGTCTATATCAATGAGTCCAAATTTAACTTCTGCATTTTCATTGGTAGGTTGGATCCCGACAGATTTAGCGCCTGTTAAATGATCAATATATATTTGATCGGTAAATTCTTCATAAGACCATCTATAATCTGGTTTCTTTTTACCGCTAACAGGATCAATTTTTACGTTGGTCCAATCAGCGACACCATACGCGCGTCTATATCCATTAAATAAATTTATATATTTCTCATTCATAGCTATCTTTCAGAGGGGCGAGTTAAGTCTCCCGCTCTCGCCCCTTTTTTAAACGATTTCTCGTCTAAACTAGAAATGCGAGTCAGACCCTTTTGGTTTGTCAGCGCCATGTTTAGCTTTAACATGTCCTTTAGAAATGTTTTCACTAAACGATTTAGCTTGCTGATACATCTGTGTATCTGCTACAGGACCAGCTTTACTTACTTCCCAACCAAACCAAGTGCCTTTGTCATTAGACATTTGAGTAGTTTTTAGTTTGTAAATGTGGCTGAAAGATGCCGGCGTAAATAAGCCAGTTTTACCTTTCATTTTAATCCCACTCATCATTGAGTTCCACTTTCTACTAATTTTTAATTGAGTAGATTTCATAGAAATCAACGCTGTTGAAGGACTATCACCTAAGATAATTACAAAATGAGATGCTGTCTTTTCGATATAATTACCGTTTGGTAATCTATCTTTATAGTTTGCATCCGGTTTTGTTTTTGACATGATGTCAGATGAGGAATCATAGATGGCAATTGGTGCCCCTAATCCTTCTCCTCTATCTTTCCATTCAATGTACTCGAGTTTATAGAAGCATGGAATGACATCAATGCCTTTCACGCCATCATATAACTCACCAGTCACGGAATTAAAAATCATTCCGGGCTTGGCACCTTTAACATATTTACCATCCCTCTCATTTACTTCGGGCGATAATTGTCCAAGGATTTTTAGAAACGGCAATGCCAAATCTTGTTGGCTTATATTGCCTAAACCCTTACTTGCATCCTGCTCAAATATATTAGCAGGAACAGAAGAATTTGTTTTTTGTGTTACCTCGTTCATGTTTAT